CAGGAGTAGCACCCATGTCTTCACCAACGACAAGCTCGCTAGCCCATTTGAGATATTCCATACCTGCTTCGGCATTGCGCCATGTACGCAAACGTAGCCAGCCACTGCGCCACCAAGGCACATCAAATTTGGTTTTGGCTTCATCACTCCACATGCAGTGATGCCATGCTTGTTCTATTTCAACAAAGTCCACAAGCTCATTGAACATACAAGGAAGAAAGCGATTGCCAACATCACTCCAGTTACCCGGTTGTATGTCTCGAGGATGTGCGGTAAGAGCATGGCTGTAACTAACCCAGCGATTGTTAATATAATAGCGTATGTCATTTAGTCGATCCGGAATATAATAAACAAATTTTTGAAGGTGATCTAATCCTTCTTCGGCAATCCACCAACGAACAGGATGTGCTGACTTGGCTTTTTCAGTCCACTCATCCCAGCCTTCACTGGTTTGGGCTCCTGGTTTTGGTGTGCCACGTAACCAGTCTGCAAATTTCGAACATGTCCAATAGTGTGATCTCATATAATTTCCTTGTGTAATGCTGGTGTTGATAGTGTGTCATTTTCATTACATGCTACAGGTTTACCACTTACACCTAAAAAAGTAGTACCCCAGGTCTTACCTGCATGTTCAAACTCTACATACACCTGTCCATAAGCACAGAATCTGCGTGTATGAACATCTTCCTCAATACTTAGCAGGTTGCGGAATGGCCACAAGGCCATAATGAGTATCGTTAATATAACAAACAGTACAGTGTTCTTAAATCTTTTCACCCGCTTCGAATCCTCTAAATTTTAAGAATCTAGGAAATCTCAACGAATAAGTACCGTCTTGATTTTGCGTTACAGCGTCTGCCCTTACTTCAACAACAGTTCCGACAACATGATCGCGGCCACTCCAATAACTATCGCGGTCGCTGTCGCTGAAACCACTGCCCACGTTAACTTTAATACTTTTTCCATCATCTTCTCCTTCGCAAACTAATGCACCTAATTTACCTACGTTACGACCTGTACCTTCTTCTGTGGCAACCACAGTAAGACTAACTTCAATGAATGGCTTGAGCTTCAACCATGCAACACTGCGTTTACACTCATATCCAGCGGCAGGATCCTTAAGCATGATGCCTTCGTATCCGCCTGCAATCGCTTTTGCATTGATCTCTTTGTAGCGAACTTGTCCTGCTTCAGTGTCCAAATCAACAAGCTCATTGGCCACATAAGTCACATTGGGCATCATGTCTTGATTTTGTTCAACCCAAAATTTGACCATGCTACTTCGAGTAGTTTGATCCTTGTTGTAAATGCCTTTTTCAAAATCTTCCAATGGCACCACATCAAACAGGTTAAGCACAGCATCACCCGCTTCTACATTGTCCTTGCGATGTACTTGCTTCATCAAGTCTTGGAAACTGCTGGACATAATTTCTCCATCCAGTACAATGTCCATACTCTTGCTGGCGCCTTTGAGTTGAATCACGTTTGAAATCTGTTGTGCTATGTGAGGAAAGTTAGCAAGTTCTTTACCATTGCGACTGAACATATCCACCCGACCGTCACTACGTACAATAGTAATAACTCTAACTCCGTCGAGTTTAACTTCAATAAGTTTTTTGCCCGATACCTTCGACTCATGATTAGCACTATCATGAGCAAGCTGACAACCGAATACAGGAATAGCATAGTCAGCATACTTCTTCTCCACTACTTTGTTAATTGTTTTTTCGCTTACACCACAGCGCAAGTCTTTGATTAAAATCCTACGATACCAACCATTCCATTCTGCTTTGGTTGCTGACTTCATCATGGCGGCAATCATATCACGTGCTGTATTACCAGTAACTTGACGTGTAACAAAACCAGTAAGAGCGAGAGTAAAACTGTCCCAAGGTAAGCCAGCACCATCCGCATCTGTTTTCTCAGGTATCTGTTTGAGTCCAAAAGTGATCATTGGATCTAGCGCAAGACGACAACCTTCAAAGAATTCTTTATTGCCTTCTTCAGCTATGGCTAGGATTATGGCTTCTTTGTTTAAACGGCTTGGATGGGTTTCTAGGGCCCAAATGTGACTGGCACAAACGCTCATGTTTGACTCCTATAAGTTGCTGTATAAGTTTATATTATACAGCCTAACTGCTAGTATGTCAAGTGGTTTGTGGTCTTAAATGGCTTGCCGTAATAGGCATTTTCCAATTGGCGCAAGATCAAATTACGCATTCTGCGTATAATTGGATGATTGTGATTCCAATCAAATGACTTCAAATAATCATTCCAAGTTGAATTTTTATGTCTACGGCATTGATTTGAATCTAGGTATCGTCCAATTGTTGTAGGATCGTATCCAAATCGATCAATCAATTCACAGGCACAATTGAACGCATGTGCGCCCATTTCGTCTCTGTCACCATAGTACTCTTGCTTTTTACGATCAGTAGCATAATAGGCAGTGCTTTCGTATCCGGGAATGTTTTTAAAGTTACGGGCACGGAATTGGCGCTGATGTACAATTTCATGCAGTACTACATCAGCAAATCGGATAGCCATACGTTTAAAACGATGATTGGTTAATCGTAACTTTCGATCGTTTGGATTGTAGTTGAAATTGACTTCAATCGCAGGCTTGCCTTTGTGATCCAAATCGCTGTAGTAAACTCCGCCCATGAATACAAATCCAGGTGTAGTAGGAGCATACAAACACTTTTTGAGTTTAACAGGCAGGTGCGCCTTAATGTGGCGAATAATGCGTTTTTGGATTTGACTGGGAGATAGCTCTTTGCCCACTATTTCGCTGTTGAGCGAATAGAACATAGAGTACAGATTACTGCGGGTTAATTCCGACCAATCGAATGGTAGTTGGGCCATAGTAAACTCCTAGACATAGCTATTTATAGTTTACTACAGCAACCAATTATATACGCACTTTATGGGCGTTTTGTTATGATCTCGTCAATTAATCCAAAATCTAGTGCTTCTTGCGCACTCATAAAGTTATCACGTTCCATAGCAGAGTGGAACTGCTCAAACGTCTTGCCCTTGCTGTTATGGTCTACATAAATTTGGGTCAAGTTCTTTTTCATTTTAATGATTTCGTTTACTTGGATTTCCATGTCTGTAGCTTGTCCACCTGCACCACCGCTTGGCTGGTGAATCATGTGGCGAGCGTTTGGAAGCATTTTGCGTTTGCCAGGAGCCCCAGCAGTAGCGAGCAAGGAACCCATACTGCAAGCCTGACCCATAACGACGGTACAGACGTCTGGTTTAATAAATTGCATTGTGTCATAGATAGCCATGCCGGCAGTAACCACACCCCCAGGACTATTGATGAAAAAAGTAATGTCTTCATTTCCTTGACTTTCTAAAAATAGTAGCTGTGCTACCAGCAAACTTGCCGAATGTTCATTAACATCTGTGTCCAGCATAACAATACGGTCCTTGAGCAAGCGACTGTAAATATCATAACTACGTTCTCCACGAGCTTCTTGCTCGATCACCATTGGTACTAGGTTTGGCATTTTTATCCTTTAAGATGCTTCATTACGTTTTCTGGGCTTGATACGCCGTAGGGATCTGGATCAGTGTCGCTAGCTTCGGGTTCGATGAACATGTGCTGTACTTGCCCATTATCGATGATGGCCGCATAACGGCGACTGCGTTTTCCAAAACCAATTGCACTCATATCTATCAACATGCCCATACCTTCTGTAAACACTCCTGCTCCGTCTGGAATAGGATGTACATTTTGAATGTTCAAACTACGAGCCCACTCGTTCATAACGAACGCATCATTAACACTGACACAATAGATATCATCAATACCTTGTGCTCTAAAGTCTTCATACTGCTCTTCAAAGCCGGGTAGTTGGTATGTTGAACAAGTTGGGGTAAATGCTCCCGGCAAGCTGAATACCACTACTCGCTTGTTGTCAAACAGCTCTGCTGTAGTCTTGAATACAAATTCTCCACCGATTGGGCAACCACCGCCCTCGGGTGCTAGATCGCCTTGGCGAAATGCAAATGTTACATTTGGTACTAGTTGTGTCATAATTGTTCCTTAATAAATTGTTTTAATTCTGGCGGAGTCCAGCCAATTGGCTTTAGAACCTTGCCGTCTTCACGCTTGCGCACCTTGCCTGTTTCGTGATCGATCTTGGCAAAGTTAGTGCGCATAACTTCTTTCCATGCACCCTCGGCATCGCTACCTGTACTATGAATGGCACCGATAGTGACTACTAGAATATCTATAAGTGCATCTAACGTTTCTAACTGATTATTGTTGTTGACAGCTTCCCAAAGCTCTTTGTATTCTTCTTCAATGAGTCTGAGATACATTGCAAACTGATCTCGATTAAACTCACCACCTGCGACTTGATCACAGGCTTTCATAAACTTTTCTTGATCTCTAAATGGATTGGTCATTCTGCTGGCTCGTATGTTTGTTCAAAGATGTCTGGCTTGCAAGCATAGAACTCGCCCTGCACACCTTTGATAATCCAATCCCCTTCTGTGGCAATGTGTTTCACAGTCAAATGAACACCATCTTCCAATGTTCCAATTTCTGCTTCTGCTAGTGCGCTAGGATGACGATCCTTGCTCACATTACCCAATGCTGTGCCACAAAAAGATTTGACAGCAATCATTCCCTGTTCATCATAGATAAATCGAACTGCTTCGATCACTACGGGTTTTTTTCTAAATTTCATTCTGTTTCCTGGTGTAATTGGCTTTGATATAACTCCAGCTGATCTATAAGATTTTGAACACCTTGATAGTTCATAGTAAGTGTGGTATAACCCATTTTTAGAGATACACGGTTGTCAGAGGTATGCCCAATTTCGTAGTATGTAGTTGGATCCTTTTCTTTAGGAGCAGGCGGTTCAACTGGTGCTACGGCTCGAGGAGCAGGAAACGGTACTACATTTTTTGGCATTTTATTTTTCTTAAACAAATCAAACATGGTATTTTCTTTCATATTGAGCCAGCGAGCCAGCGGATTACAAACCAACGGTAATGCAATTATACATAACCATGCTAACTGTGTCAATGGAAACAAATCTGTTTTGAGCACAAAGAGATCTAGCATGCCAATGATGAAGTAAACAGCACTCCACCAAAACAACCAATACCCGCCTGAGCGTTCAAACAACTTCATATTAGTCTTTCTTGTCTCCGAACAACTGTAGCAAACTGAGGAAGATATTGATAAAATCCAAGTACAGAGTTAACGCACCTATCACTTCTGCGGCAGGGCTAGAATCGGTACTGACCATTTCACGAATCTGCTGTGTGTCGTAAGCAGTTAGACCCATGAAGATTACGATAGCCAGGGCTGAGATAACCATCTGCATTACTGAGCTACCGATAAAGATATTGATAATGCTGGCAATGATAATAGCAATCAATCCCACAAACATAAACTTACCTAGACTGTCCAAATCTTTCTTGGTAAAGTATCCATAGAAGCTCATAGTTCCAAACAACACACTGGCACCCATGAACGCACTAAAGATACTAGCCATAGTATAGACAGCAAAGATTACAGCAAAGCTCAATCCCATAATGGCCGCAAAGCCTGCCAACAATAGTACAGCAGTTTCTTTTGGAGGATTAGCGTTGAGTGCAATGCTAATTCCAAATACAGCAACTAGTGGGGCAAAAATTACTACCCAATGCATTGCACCTGTAAAGAAAAACTTCACAAGTTCTGGATCAGTTCCTACGAAGAAACTGACCAGCATACTTACCAGTGTGGCAAGCCCCATGTAACCGTACACACGGCCCATAGCTTGATTGACTTCGCCTGCCGAACGATAACTAACGATTCCGTCAGCTGAATAATTTGTTCCAAACATATTTTTTCCTTTTAGTTAAGTTCTTTAAATGCTTCCGGAGCACGTTTAGTAGCAAAATCTTGTTGAGCCTGTGCCAGTTTGGCCTTCTTCAAAAGATTGGCATCACCTGTGGGCAAAGCAACTAGAACGAACACACGAAAGCGTCCACCTTCTGCGATGCGCTTGATGTCACGTACTTCTACACCAGTAAGGTCAACTTCCTTGCAGTTTGTACGCAGAGCCATTTCGCTCATTTCAGTGCTGGCAACGGCCGAGTCTGTACGATAGATCTTGGTTTGTTGCGTTGCAGTACCACCTGCCAGCATACAGATCTTGCCATAGGCATCTGCTTTGGCTTTGATGTCTGCCATGCTAAAGTCTCCACTTACCGCAGAGCCAGCTTCAAACACTGCACTGTTACTCAATGGAACTTTGGTCATCCAATCCGGAGCCTTGTCGATAGCACGTTCAACATATCGTTCTTGGCGTTCACGTTCTTGATCAGCACGTTTTTGATACACATCAGTTGTACCACAAGCGGCTAAGACAGCAACAATGGGTAATAGTAATAGAGTCTTTTTCATTTCATTTTTTCCTTAGTCCATTCGGCAGTTGACGAAATGTCTTTGCCAATACCTGAAACTGTGCTACAACCACTGAGTAGGAACAGCATCAAGAATGTCATAATGATAACTGTCCACATGATATTTTTGATTCTGTATTGGTTCATTTTGCCAACTCCACTGATTGTGTTTTAACTGTGTCTACGCCTTTGTCCAGCATGCGAGCAACACCGCCAAACCCAACTGTAAAGAAAATACCGCCTGCGATAAAAACCACAATGTACTTCAACATATTAAACCTTTCTGTGTGTGTTTGTTGAACATGTTACTATTATACAGCAGTTAGACTGGAATGTCAACCTCGATCTTTAATAACACAATCGATTTTGGCTTCACTCTTGAATTCACCACCCAATCCCAGCAATAGATTCTCTCTTGCCTTTTGTTTGGCATAGTAGCAGATACTGGCCATTTGTTCAAGTCCCTTTTCGGTTTCGTCCAAATGATGCACAACACCATTGACTTCTATATCAAAATGCACAGTGCATGAGTTTTCCCAACCGTTGGCTACTTCTTCTTTGGTTAAGTTTGTGATGTTGCCAACTCGGTGTTGAGTAACCAAACGAGTGCTGGTATCTATAACGCAACCTTGCGGCTTGTCTACCCGTGCTTCTTGAATGGGCTCTGCTGTAGCCACAGGAATGGGCGAGTTATTGCAACCCGCCAGCAAGATAACCAAAAGTGCAGGTAAAAGTTTCATTGGTATTTGTCATTAAGTTCTACATTAGTGAGGCCTGCCACTGTTTGGAATTTATCCCAAGCGGTCTTTGCGGCAGGATTGTTTGCCAATTCACTGCTGGGCAACACAGCTTCTAGCCAAATTTCTGGACGGCGTTTTGGGTGTGCGCCAAACTTACGGGGCTGATGCATCTTGCCAGACTCCCAAAGTTCAATGCTGACACTACGGAATTGATCCTCGTCGTGGTAACCTGCCCATTCTGGATTGGATTGGCTAAAGAAGCCGCTACTGTAAGCATTGTCAGTACCGCCACCGTATCCAATCCAAATGCCCGACCATTGTTCGTCATCGTGCGGATCAAAATCCGTACGAGTAATTAAGACTAGCACATCGTCGATGTCTACCTTGCCGTCTACAATATCTCGAACACAACGACTATAACTTAGTCCGATTTTCATTTTGATGCCTCTGCAATTTCTTTATAACCTGCCCAACTTGGATGAACGTTGTCTGCTTGCATACGTTCAGTTTTAAGTACGGTATCGTGATATTCATTTGCGATTCGCCAAATAGCATCACGCTGTACTGGAAACTTGTTACTGGGCATAACCCAGTAAACTCGATCAGCTTTGGTCAGCTGTCTAATAGTGCGTAACTCTTGTTCAGTTTTAATATACTGATGATCATTTGAGCCAAGCGATATGATCACATGGCTAGCAATCAGCGGAGTATTTTGGATATTCTTATCCAACCACTGCTTAGAATTGATTCCACCTTTAACATAGGCTACACATTCTTTGCGAATGTTGGCAACGCCAACTCCAATACTATCTCCTACAATTAAACAGTCAAACATTTACTTCCTCCCGTAGATAACGGACAAGCTCTTTGTCTTTGGGCTCGACCGCATAGTTGCGTTTAAAAAATATTTCATAACTGTCACTGCCGTACTTGCCAATGCCATACAACATTGTAGCATCTTCTCCGTCCCAAGTCAAGTAATCTCGACTCATTCCAATCAATCTTTGATAACGCACATTCAGCATGCCCAAAGGAGCCAAAATCGTTTTGACAAAGTCCTCGTCAGCGTTGAGCAAGGCCTGCGGGGTAGGAAACCAATAAAGGAATTCTGGTAAGGTCATCTTGACTGGTTTGCGACCAGTTTGGTTAAGCATGATGACACCCACCATATGTTCCCAGGCATTGTTGATCTGTTGTTGCACCATCAGATCGTCACGAAGAGGTTCAAAGAACTTCATTCTGATTTGGATGCGTTCTCTAATCCAGACACTCGAGCCTGCAACTGTACAATGCCTTCCTCTAATTTCTCAATATGGGAAGCCACTTGTTCCATAAACTCGGCTGTGTTTTTGCCAGTGGTTCGTAGCATTTCTGCAACGGTTACTGTGTTTTTAAGTTCTTCAGTCATTTAAATCTCCAATAAAATGTTAGGGTTCCAGCCAGTGTCTTCACTGTAGCCTGGACTTTCGTAACCACGTGGGTTACATACAACTCTTGTTTCACCGATTTGATAATCAAACGGATGATGCGTGTGACCATGTGTCCACAATTTAATCTGTGGGTGATCTAAAATGAACTCACTCAAGTCGCTGTGATATCCACCGTTCATCAAAGTTTCGTGAGCATACATTGGGTGTACACTTTGGAAACTGGGACTATGATGTCCCACCACAACGCACTTCTTGTCCTTGTGTTCTTGGATAATGTGCTTGATGTAAGCCAAAGTTTTGTCGTGGCGGATAGCCACATCCAACGCACTCATAGTAGCATAACTTCTAAAGTCGTTGCGGATGATACGGAAGTCGTTCATCATACCTTCAATGGCATGCATGGTCAGCGGATCACGCCGGTTCATGTTGGTCCAAAGTGTTCCGCCTACAAACACAACATCATCGATGATCTTTGTATCTTGTTCCAACATATACACGTTGGGATGCTTGGCACATTCTTCACGCATATGATCAACGCTGGCGTAGAACTTGCCATTGTAAAATTCGTGATTGCCCATGATGTAGATCACATGAGGAAATTGAAAACTACAACGCTTGAAAAAATCACGGAATCGCTGTGCTCGTTGCTGACGCTTGCCCAAGCCAGTACCGTTGGCAATTGCCGCTTGATCACTAGTATTAGTTGACTCTGGTCTATCGTGAAGATCCTGGGCGATCATAATATCGCCACCTAGGATCAACACATCATAGTCTTGATCATTTTGAATGTTAATGTCGTCAAACTCTAAATGGAGATCTGACACCAATTTAATTTTCATTTAGTCCTCTGTTGAATCGTCGTCTACTATCTTGTAGTCTACTATTTTATAGTCGGTTGGAAATTTTGGCAAGTCGTTTCTTGCTAACCAATTTTTGGCATCTTCTTTGGTAAGCTGTCCTGCCTCAACTTCTTCAATAGCATTGCGCAGTGCTTCTTCAATCAATTGATTGAAAGTAACGTCACGTTCATGTGCCAGTTTCATATATTGTAACAGATCTTCATCCGAAAAGTCAACCTGTACTTGCACACGGGTATCATAAGATTCCCCTGCCCGAATGGCTAGGGCTTTTTGGACAAAGTCGTCTAACACATCCAAATCAACGTAGTCAACACTATCCCATGCTTCGTTCAGATTGACACCGCGAGTCTCTGCTTCTTTGCGATGTTTTTCTTGGAACTTGGGATTGATCATTCTGTACGCACGGTCGTTGGTATAGTCGCACATAGTGACTTCATAAATCTTTTGGCTTTTGGTTGAGAATACAATACTGAAACTGTATCCACCTTTGCCATGAACGCCATTCCATGAATCTAGTGTAAAGCTGTTTGGGCCATAGCAACCCCAACCATAATCACTACCTTCGGTAATCTTATAGTCGACTAGTTCCATCCATTCTTTAAGTGTAATCATTGTTCAAATCCTTGTTTAATTAATTGGTCTTCTGTCAGTTCATCTTCCGGAGTGTCATAATCTACACCACCGTGCTCTTTGCACACTGTCTTGATCCATCCACCTGAAGTCTGTGTGCCAGGCTTGCCACACTCTTCACATGTTACACCTGACATAGATTCTGCCATGCTAACCAGCCCAGAGATATATTCATCACCACCTGTGTAGTAGAAGCGTAGCGTACCAAACTTCTCTTTAACCTGATCCAATGTTACTTGCGGAATCTCTGCAGGAATTTCACGCAGGGGATCTTCAATAAGTTCTTGCTTGCGTTTTTCTACGTAATCTCGATTTAGCATGTCTTTCATATCTTCATCGAACAGTGTAGAGTCACCAGCTTTGAGTTGTTCAGCCATCTGATTAAATTTGATAGCGACTTCACGCTGTCTAATCTTCCAATCAATGTGATGCTGAATATTACCCATAAGTTGATTTAGGATTTGGAACCAGCCATCACCACATTCAAACCCCCAACACATGCAAGTTTCTTTCATATCCCGGTTGCGGTTCACCATCATCTTTGGGTAAACCTTGCACAGGTACTCGTCGTTTTCTTGTTTCATATCGTTCCTTAATCGTAATCAACACCGGGCATTTTCTTTTTGCCTTCCCAATGATCTCGTGTCACACACAGCCCTTTATGCTTTACACGCATTGGACTATCCAATTGCACCAACTGTACTTTTACTGCTTCACAATCTTTTTTAGATCTAAACTCAATAGTGTTTTTGTCTATAAAGTCTCCGCCGGGGCTGTACATTGCAATGATCAGGATCCATTGATTCATATGATACGTCCTAATCCCAAATAGATCAATGTTTCTAATTCTAGTTGATAGTCCTGCCCTAACCTGCGTTTTTCGTATATGGACTGTAGCACTTCCTTGCCGTCACCATAGTCCATAACACCAGACCCACGTGACTCTAATTCTTCAATCAAATCATCTGTATCAAACTCACTCAAGTCAACATCAACTTCTACTTCGGTGTAAATTGTTTTGTACATCAGTTGATCTCCGGTACTTCTGCATAATGACTGATAATCAAATCCAATGCGGCAATGGTTTGCACATTGAGTCCCACATCGTGTGGATGTAACCAATAACCGTCTGGGTTTGAATCACTTTTGGGATTCTTCTTCCACTGCTTTAATTCTTTCTTGAGATACGCACGGTAGTCTCTCAACGTTAAACTTGTAATACGATCAGCAGTTTCACCGTCAATAAATAGTTTGGGAATATGTTTCGCTTTACTCATAGTGGTCGCCCTTTCATTGTACAGTTATTTTACATGAAAACAAATCGCTTGTCAATAGTTTGTAGGTGCAAATAGACCTTTTTGGCTAACTTTTTAGTTAGAGTGCTGAGCCCAAAATGTCCGATGTAGGCTCTCAACTGCGGGCTAGAATATTGGGCGCCTGTACGCATTTTACTTAACACACTGATTTTGGATAAACGCCGTTTGGCACGTTCAGCATCCATAGTACGTAGCAGTTCAATGGCTATGCTAAACGCATACGCATCTAACTCATCATCGTCGGCAAGGTACAGTTCATATGGTGTATCAAAATGCTCACCGTACTGATTATGATCTCTGCGCATACTTTGATACTGATGTCGGAACTCATGCACTGTGGCATCAAATATTTCAGTGAGGAAACTGGTTACTTGATGTGGGCCAAATAGTTCAGTACCTTGCAGATTGTGTTGTACCACAACTTCAATAGCAGTGTCCATATTGAAGTCGTTCTCACTGTCATAGTAAGCCACAACATACCATTTGTCTGGATCTAGAGTTTTATCTTTTTTACTTTTGATTGCAATATCAAAATTGTGCAATTTGAATGTGTTGCGGGTGCGACCTATAAGGTTTCTAAAATTGGTCTGTTCGGGACTATCTTCTCGAACTTTTTTACATACATTATACACACGTTCGAGAATGATGTTCATATTTACAACCTATACGTTACTCTGCCCTTGGTAAGATCATATGGACTAACTTCTAAACGAACGTTGTCACCCAGAATGATCCTAATTTTGTTTTGCTTCAATTTGCCACCCATGTAACACAGCAACGGGTTGGGCATGTTCTCAACTTTAACTCTAAACATGTTGCCTGGCAATACTTCTTCTACTGAACCTGTCAATTCTATAATATCGTCTTTAGCCATTTGTTGCCTTTGAAATGGTCCACGAGCCGTCACCTAGATCGTTCCATTCCAATGTGTCTCCTTCTTTCCATCCTTGCAAATCCAACATCTCCTGCGGCAGTGGGAGAACTAGATCTCCGCTACCGTCATCTGCTTCTTCAACTGTTATAGTCCAATGTGTCATAATTCTATTTAATCTCAATCTTCATCATCACTCCAAGGAACTGGACGCCAACCCAATCGATTTAGATCCAGTTCAATTTCTTCAGTCACTACACCTTCTGGTACATAGTCTCGACCATCAGTGGTGTCTGGCACAGTACCGTCTAATCCGTTGCCCAATTCTGCATTACCAATGCCGCTACAGTACCAATCAATGTAGTCACCTTGTTCACGCATATCAGCAATTATACCACCACTGTGACGCCAACTGCAACTCCAAGTTTCACCTTTTAGCTCTTGCCAAAACTCTCTGCTTTGCCAAGTCATGTTGCACATTGCGGCGTATAAGTTTTGAGCATAGTTGTCACTGGCTTTGACTTTATCGCATAGTTCTTTACTAGAGCGCAAATCGTATTCCATATTGTTTCGTTGCCAAACTGGATCGTGGATCTTGTTGGCATCATCAATTTTAACCTGTTCCCACATTTCGATGTATGCTTGATTAGGCTCTTCGCCCGCTTCTTCTGCCCGTTTGATGCTACGTTCCTTTTGAAAGGTATGTCGATCAGGGCTACTTGCTACTGGTTTATTCATATTAAAAGCCGTGCCAGCTTCCCTGGAAGCAGTGTCGCACTTCGTGTCCTAGATTGGTCAAAGTGGTGTTTAGTGGTGTAATTATAGTACAGACTCTTGTCTTGTTCACATCATAATGAAATTCACAACCCAAAACGTTGAAACCAAATCCGCTGTTACCACGGCGCTTGCTTTCAAAATCACATGCCGCTGTCACATTGGCTTCTTGACGCCAAATGATCGTTGCCTGGTTAACTTGGTTGCGTGTGGCATCGAACTCTTTGAATGGCTCATCACGATATTCTGCCTGAGCACTAGATGCCGCTAACAACAACATAAAAAGTACTTTCTTCATCACTTGCCTCTTTCTTTGCCTAAGTTGTAAAATGGTGTAGACGGTAGGATTCGAACCTACAAAGCCACCCTAAGGGCCAGGCCCAGTCCCAGCAAGCTGGAGGTATACCAAGTTCCACTCACGTCTACATGTATATTATACTATCATTTGTAAATACTGTCAATGAACTTCGCAATCATTCCTTTCAAAGACATAACGCATTTTGGGCAACAAACAATGTTGGATCGCCCATTATTTAACATAAGTTGGATCCTAGGTAGATTTTGTAATTACAAATGTAGCTATTGTTGGCCCTATGCCCGAAGCGACAATTTGGATTACCAAAGTTTAGAAGTCTATAAGACTACAGTCGACGAGATAAAACGTCAAGCTCGTTTGAACGGATTCACCCAATTTCACTGGAGCTTCTCAGGAGGTGAACCTACTGCGTACAAACAGTTGCCCGAATTGATCAAACATATAGATGAATTAGAAAGTCCCTACCAAAGTATACATATGACTACCAATTTGAGTCCGGGACCCAGCTGGTGGAAAAACTGGTGTAGCATCACTGATTGTCTACAGCGCCGCAGTATTACAGCCAGCTTTCATGCAGAGTTCGCCAAGGAGCACGAGTTCGGTGACAAGTGTTTACAGTTAATGAACGAGCGGGTTCATGTAACTGTTAATCAAGTTATGGTGCCAGAACTGTTCTTTGAAACACTAGAACGCTGTGAACGATTTCGAGCTCGTGGAATTAATGTAACACTTAAACCACAAAGCAATGACAGTGCCACCGCCATAGTGGAAGGCTACACAGCTGAGATGGTTGATATAATGCAAAACGATTTTGAACAGCAGGAAGGTTATCAAATCCGTTTAATGGATGGTGATAAAAATTATTTTATAGATCAAGCAGAACGGTTTAATGCACTGGGGTTTAATCAATTTGCCAATTGGACTTGTAATGCAGGTTATCAGAGTGTTATAATAAAAGGTACGGAAGTCAAACGTGCTTACAGTTGCCACGAAGCCGCACTGGGCACGATAGAAAAATTTACTTTGTTTTCTGTGCCACAAAAATGCGTGACTACTAGATGTGTTAGTAGTGCGGACAGCAAGATACCAAAATGCAGATAGATACAAACCATTTACACCATTGGATGCAGGCCATCCGTCAAAGCCCGGACCCTATGCGTACTATGGATGCCTTTTGGTCGGGGCAATTAAAAAGCAAAGAATGGTTGATTGATTGTCTAGATGAGCATGTGCATTTTGCATCTAGCATAGACATCTTCGGCGGCTGGGTTGGTACACTTGCCAGCATGTTATTTCAGAGCAACATTCCCATTACTACTATTCGCAGTATTGACATTGATCCAACCTGCGAACCTATTGCTACGCTAATGAACAAGGGTGAAGAAATTGAAGGTCGGTTCAAAGCGTATACGGCAGATATGTGCGATGTAATTTCTGTTGCAGATATTATTATTAATACTAGCTGTGAACACTTAACACAAGCACAATACGATAAATGGTTGGATAGAATGCCTAACGGTAGTTTGATTATTATCCAAAGTAATGATTATAATATCCCCGAGCATGTGCGGTGGCATAAATCATTTGATGAATTTAAGGAAACTTGTGGATTACATTTTCTTTGGGGCGGCGAAATGAAATTACCCCTGTACACACGTTACATGATCATAGGAAGGAAGCCTTAAGTGTTAGATCATTTGCACCTATTAATACAAGGTACTGCTGAAACACAATTGTCTGAATTAGATGTTAAAAACATTCTACTAGATATTGTATCAACTATTGACATGGAAATACTAGGAGGGCCATATGTCTATAGATCAGAAGTTTTAGATAACGAAGGATACACAGCACTCATGGCTATAACTACTAGTCATATTGTCATGCACACTTGGGATACTGGTCTAATACAACTAGATGTTTATAGTTGTAAAAAATTTAATGTACCAGATGTTGTTAAAGTTTTGAATAAGTTTAATATTTTAAATATTAAAACTAAATTCCTTGATAGGTCAAATGGCTTTATAGATTTAGCAAATTAAGTTTTGACTTATCGGGTGTGCGATTAAATTTATATCGACTAGGAGGGCTATCCGGTAAGGCTAGTCCTTTATTTTTAAACACATCTCTGCGTATAATCTGATGTAAGAAGTTTGTAATACCGTCGGGTACAAAGTTACACCAAGGTCCGCTACGCAATTCTTCCATATCAATATTGGTTTCATCGCACCAGCTGATTAATCGCACAATTTTATCTTCAATCTTAACCATAACATGATAGATATTATTGTCTGCTTCTATGATTCGTTCAAACTGTTTACTATGATCCTTGCACCATTGCTCCGCACGTTTGTATAAGTTGCTAACAAACGGTTGTTCGGTGCTGGCATTACGTCCTATTTCTGCACCATTACGTATGCGGAAATTTTTAGGAGTCCAAGGATTACTAGTAATCTCAGTTAGTATGTAATCAAGCTCACTGAAGTCTACCATAGTATAACTAATGTAACCTATCTTGATATCTTCACGGTGCATGTTTTCAATAGCACTAACTTGTTTACGTCTTACAGTTTCGTGATCGATGTAACTTGGATGATTAAGCCCAATGTTAACACCTGCAAGTCCAGCTTCAACACATTTATGAATAAAATCGCTGTCATTGAAACGTATGCCATTAGTCATTACACTAACATCCATTTCGGGATCTAACTCACGGATAGCTGTTATCAATTCTGGAAAGTCTTTGCGTAAGGTACTTTCAGCACCGGCGAGGATGATTCTATGTACTCCATCCTCGCCTACCGGCATATCTCGTATTTGATCGAGCAATTCTTCTATAGAAGGGTCGCGGGCATCGTTTTCTGGTAAATGGTAACAATGTGGGCATTCTAAATTACAGCGGTCACTACCTTCGATAAGTACTCCGCCATTAAAATTAAAATCTGGATTATCCTGGGTGTAATATAGATTAGCATAAAACTCATAGTCAGATTCGATCATATGATGGCTAATACCATGTATGGGACATGACTTGGCTATAAACACCTGATTATCTTTATGGTAGCGCCATGCTGGTATATGTCTATGGCAATGATGGCATAGGCTTACTGTTGGATCTAAAACTGTACCATTTATACTTGCTAGTAATCGGTCTATGTTAGTTTGATTAAAGCCCATTAACATTACATAACTCTCCCACTAGCGGTAGTTGTAGGTATAGGTAAAATAGGAATGACTGAGATCTTATTGCCTTTATATGAATCTTCTATGTCGGTTTCAACATAAGGATTATTAATATTTGCAATATCAGTTTTAAGCAAATATTTTTGATACATTTGGTCATGCATGTGACTAACCATGTAACGCCTATTAACCGAATATGAGCATGATAAACGTTCCCATCTATCAATATCTATATCTGATTCTAGAATGAATGGATATGATTTGCTTTCATCCAACATAAAAGCATACTGTAATTCTATGACACTTGGATCTATAGTATGAAATAAGTTTCCAACGGTAACTCCGAGGTCTATAAAATGATTCTTGTTTTCAAATATATCGTCCATACCGTAACTTTCGGGCATAGTCAATGCAACTACGTTCTTCCATTTTTCACCTACAGGCATTTCACCGTAAGTGAAATAATTTACAAATATTTCTTCTACATCATTTAGTATAGGACCGCCTATAATGTCGTTCTTAATTGCGTTGTATAATGCATCATAATATTGACGGTATGGAACATTATGCATTTCATACAAGTACCGTGAAGTAAGTTGTGTTATTCCTAAATAATGAAATTGACTCATCATCCAACTGTACGCTAATGAATCTGCAATATCTTGGCTGGTAGCAGTATTTGTGCTCGACACCATGGCAATATTTTCATGACTACTATCTTCGTCGTCCCATATGCGTTCTTCGGGACTACGATACATATCTTTAGGATATATCAACTTAATTCCGTATTTGTTTCTATACTCTTCACTGTCCATTTCACTATTAGGAATAACAGTAGCAGGATAAGTTTTAACGCTGTCGTGTTGTCCTAATTCCATTAATCTCATTAGGCCATTAATATAAGTGTCCTTGGTTTCTAAAGGTAAACCTAAAACCATCTCTGTGTAGTATCTAATACCGTGTTTACGGCATAAGGCATAAGCACGTTCTAAATTGTTCATACCCATGTTAATTCTTTTCACAGCATCTAGTGTGGGCTGGTGCATGCTTTGTATAGCCATTTCTAAACCGTAAGTCCATGCTTGAATAATCTTTTCCATTTCAAAACAATGCTCATTTAAATTTTTAGCATGGTTAAAGGTTACACGTCTAATTTTGCTGTTGGGTGCTTCTATAGCTCTGCGGATCATCCACGCTACTTCGACATCACGTTCTTTCATTATACCTGAGTTAGCATCGATCACAAACATCCAATGTATGTTATGTGTTATAGCCCATTTGATTTCTTCCTCAACCCTATGTAGGTTAAAGTTTTTTAGTTTGTTAAGATAGTCGGCTCCCCAGCCGCAAAACGTACAGTGATAAGGACATCCTCTGTTAGTTTCTAGCATCATAAACCAACTAATATCTGGATTGTCTGCAATAATTTTATCAAAGAACCCTGTAGTGTAAGGGCTAGGATAATTTTCAATATCTGTTTGTCTCGGGTTATTCCAATATCTCGGAATAGTCTCGTTATTAAGATTCATCTTTAAAAGATTAGCCCATGCAACTTCTCCCTCGCCAAACATTGCAACATCGATAAAATCGTATTTGAGCCATTCTTCATTAACACTAGGACCACCAAACACTATTAGACAGTTTGGAAAACGTTCTTTTAATTTCTTAGCTAAGGTTAGATTCCATTTATGATTCCATACGTAGCAACTAAATCCAATGATACTAGGGTCGATGATCTTTTCAATTACATTTTTTTGTCTATCTCTCCGCCAAATAACATCTTGCAATTTATAGTTATTTTTCACATAATCAAATTGGTTTGCATAGGCCCAAATACATCCTACACTGAATGGTAGGTAGTGCTCATTAGAGGGTCCGGAAGTAATTTCAGTTTGTATAAGATAGACATTTTTCATGACACCATATTTACCTTGTTAAATACTGTATGAAAAATTTAAAGCTCTTGTTCCCTTTTAACTACAACTACGATCATTCTAACGCAAGAAAGATTGATAATTATACAAGATTTGGATTTGTAGAAAACGGCAAAGATTTAATAGATTTAAGTCTAGGATCCTGCGGCTGTTTTTTACTAGGATTTGATCGTAAAGACATTATACACTATGTTGCTGATAAAATGTTAGACAATCCATTCGCTGGCGGCGAATACATGACCACTAATCAGGCAGTTATAGATCTAACAAATAAACTATATGATATCACTGGTGGTTATAGAAGTATATTTGCCCTAAGTGGAAGTGACGCAGTCGAGGGTGCAATTAAATTAGCCAAAATATATCACGAAGCTAAAGGTAACCCTAGGCACACTATACTCGGTGTTAAAAATTCTTACCACGGAAGTACTTACCTAACATCCGGCATCGGCCAATTAGAGTATATGACCAAACATCCTGTTGAAAATTGTATTGCTTTGAATCAAGAAGAATTAATAGACGCTGTTAAAACTAAAACAGCCTGTTGCCTAGTTATGGAAACATGCTCGTGGAATAAGGGTCTTAAACAGTATACTAAAGATTTTTGGCGAGAACTTAGACAAACATGCAGAGATCACGATGTGATTTTTATTTTAGATGATATTGCCATGTGTGGTGGCAAGACAGGTAAGTTTGTTGGATTCGATACTGAGTTGGATCCTGATATTTTTACCATGGGCAAGGCATTGACTGGGGGATACTTTCCTTTAAGTGCTACGCTAGTAAGCGATCGTGTTAACGAAGTAGTAAAGCATGAGTTTTTGGGACACGGGTTCACCTATACATTTTCATTAAGTGGAATTTATTCAACTTTAAAATATTTAGAAATATTAGAAACAGAAGATTTATTAAATCAATACACTGCAACTGTCGATACTGCGACCAGACTTTTTACTAGTATGGGGTTAACTTTTAGAAACTACGGATTAATGTTTGATATAGATATTAAGTCAACTCCTGAACAAACATTCTATGACAACGGTTTGCATATAGGAGTATGGAATAATGGGCAGGATAACCTTATGTTAGTACTGCCTTTGATTGCTGATACAGAATATTTTACAAAGTTACAGGAACGACTCGCCGCTTCTCTCCACGTCGACTAACATCTAGTGTTAGGCAATGTATTCCGCCTTCCCAAAACATGCTATGACGCATGTTTACTACGTGGCATGTAATACCTTTTTGTTTTAAAAAATTAAACAGCTTAGGTTGTTCACTAGAGAACAAGATATTCTTAGAATCTATTACCAGCACATTACTGTCAAACGCAACATCTTGCACATACCCCTTCCACTCGTTGAGCCATTTGTCTATCCACTCTTGACTTAGTGTACCACTGGTAGTAGAAAAAGATTCTACAATTTTACTATAATCTAAAACTTCAATATATTCTTCAATTTCAATAAGTGTTTTAGATTGTAACACTTCGGGAACCCAAGACTGGTTGATACAAATAACAGTATCATCGTCAATCATAAAAAACCCGTGATCAATGTGGCCCCACTTATTGTTTTCAATAATACGTGTACCGGGCAAGTTACGCTTCATCCATTCTAGTCCAAGTAGCGTTCCTGGACCTTGTTTGTTAGTTATTAATGCATCTCCACATTTAAACATGGTGGCAGTATGCCACAGTATTTTATCTTTGTTTAGATCGTGATAGATGTGCTTACCATCATTCCACCACTTGTCTGTAGAGTTTAAAGGTGCAAGCACAGGCGGCGGTTGACTGATCCAGTTATGACCTTGTTGAAATAGCTCTCTAAATATGCCTAAGTAGTTTAAACTATCATTGAATCTATCAGGCATTGATGTGTATGTTTGATATATTGTTTCGCCATACACTAGGTATTGATCTCTTGGAACAATAGGAGCCATTGCAGAGTTATGCGCAACGTTAGGTCGATAGACTTTTATACCTAAACTAGTTAAGTAATTTGCTAGAGTATTTAGATCTTCTTTAGTTTCTTTTAAGATCGTTTTTAATCCAGGATGGTCGCTATCGGTAAAACAGTCACCGACAATAATTGACTCTAAAGGATCCCATTCAGTCCAGATCATGTGTTTAATATTTCTTTCAAATAGTCTTCTGCCCAGTAGGTATAATAGGCAGTATTAGATAATTTTTCTCGAGCCTTTGATAAATTATCACGCCATTGACATAGCATAAGATTATATACACCGTTGTTAGTAGGAATGCCGTTTATAAATGTTGCTTTATCTTTATGATCGGGCAAAAACACCATCTCCGGAAATAAGTTATTGTATTCTACTGCTATATCGTTGAGCTCTTCTATAGAATAACTATCGGGTAGTTTATATACAATAAGTTCAAAGTCCCAGGGTGGGGGATTTATATCACTACCGTCAGTTTCGATTAATTCATACTCTGCACTTTTAGCATAAGGACACACACTCATTCCACCTAGTTCTTCCTTAGGTGTTGAAATTCTAGATATCCATTCATTTAACATTTACAATTAGTCCTAAGCTCATGAGGTATCGATCTTTATCCGATCTGTTAGAACCTTCGTGCCATACATCATAATCGTTAATATGCAAAGTCCCCACCCCAACACCTGTTTCAGCTGTCCACGGATCGGAACGATTCTTGTCTGTGTAAAACACAGTTGCTTGTTTAGGATCGTTGTCTTCTATAAAATAGACTAGTGATGTTAATATTTGTAGTCTAGTATCAATATGCGGTTCAATTATAAAACCAGGTTCGTCTTTGAGAAATTGTCCTCCCCAAAGCGTTGAATTAAACATTTTATTGTTCGACCAACCATCCCACATATTTTGTATTCCTGGAAATAGCTCATACATAGTGTCTATGATCTTTCTTTTAACTTCGTCTGACGACAAGTAGTTTACAATTTCCTGTAAGATAATACTTTTAGGATAAGGAAGTGCCGACCTGCACAGGTGTGGATCACCAGCACGTTCTTCATAGTCAGCATGGTTAACCCATTCTTCTTTTTCAAATTCGGCTAACAACTGTGCGTAACTATACGGTGTCGTTAACTTAATTTTACATAAGTTGTTACGGACTTTGATTATTTCGAAATCCATTGTTTCTCCCATTCAGTGTTTGGCATGTTATTAAAGATATTTTCTTTATGCCATTGATAATTATTTTTGCATATTGAAGATACTAGCCGGTGCTTGTGTTCGCTGTATTCAAAATATTGTTTAGACAATTCTTTTTCTATAGCACTTGTTGACTTCGTGTCAAAGGGTATTCCCCATGATACTGCTAATTGTGCCCACATATAGTCCGGAAACATTGTGTAGCCTTCAACAGCTGATTTCATTGTGTTTTTTTCTTCGTATATCTTTTTAACAACTAGTTCTCGATGTTTTAATTTTTTACCTAATTCTTGCATGTCAGTCCAAAATTTAGTATCTGATCTATTGCTCAATGTATAGTGTACTAGAATAAAATCTGATATGTCGTCAATAGTATACGCCATTTTTTCATTGTAGGTACTGAAATCTAACGTACTTTCATCTAGTACATTATTCAGCCTACGTATGCTTGTAATAATAGTGTAGAGTGCATTGGCTTCTAACGGCTCAGTGAATCCGCAACTTAGTCCGATAGCCGCACAGTTACCATCTCCGAATTTTTCTAATCTAGTTGGAGTCCATTTAATCAATCGAGGTGGTCTACGTTGCGGACCAATTTGTTTTATAAAGTGATCTAGTGCTTCTTCTTCAGTGGTGTGCTTACTGCTAAAGCAATAGCCATTACCCATACGATGATACACACCTATTTTAAATCGCCAGCCATAGGGTTCAGCAATGCTTTGAGTATAGTTAACCATCTCAGTCTCTGGATCGACATACTCTGTTTGACAGACCCATGCACGGTCAATTGGTGTATTTTTTTCTACTAATTTCCACCCAAGCGCATTTGAAAGTACTCGTGCAAAACCAGAACAGTCTATGTACAAGTCTGCGGTTAATTCTGTACCATCACCTAACAAAACTGATGTTATGCGATTACCTTCAATATTTACTTTAACAACATCGTTGACAACGTGTTTTACACCTGCAGGTATTGCTATTTTATCTTTAATGTAAGGGCCTGCTAATTCTGCATTGATATGGTGCGCATGGCTAAATGGCTGGTTCAACAAATCTTGACCATCTTTATAGGGCATTACATTTTGTTCCATGTAGTGAAACTGTGGATTAAAATATTTGTCAAATCTATTAAAAATTTTAGATTGGCAAAGTTCGCTAACTGTGTCAATGCTCCTAGGGGCATCAACAACTCTAGTGAAATCTTCTTGCGTTTTGTTCACTGGTATATCTTTATAAAAGTTTTCGGTAGGTACTGTGTAGTTGAAACTGAAATATTGTTCATCACCGGTGCCCTGCCAATTGACAAATTTATTGGCATATTTGTGTACAGCACCTGTAACTTTCATCCAGTCAAATTCGTCAATTCCGATTTCTTTAAAAAAGTTACAAACGTGCGGAGTTACACTTTCCCCAACACCAATTTTAGGTATAGTTGCTGACTCTACAAGTGTAATATTTTCACCGCCCCGATATTTGGCCAAATATCCGGCAGTCATCCATCCTGCTGTTCCACCACCGATGATTAAAATTTTCATTATTAATTTCCACTATAAATATGCTTACATTACTTATACTATGAACAACGAGAAAATACTTGAAACAGACGGCTTCGATACTCCACTATTCATTCGTGGAATAACCGGCGGCTTCAAAAAGAACCAACCTAGCCTTAAAATTGGTAGTTCAAGGGGAACACTTGATGCCCCTGAGAATTGCCAAAATGGGGATCAGCTCGGTGTGCTCAAATTTACTGCATACTCTAAAGGCGGTAACGATTCGTCATATGTTAATGCGGCATTTGTAAGTGCTATTGTAACACAAGATGTTGTTGATGGTCAAGACGTCGTAGACGCTAGTTTGATATTGGGAGCAACTAAGGGAATCTTTACAGAAGAGTATGTATCTATCGACTCTAGAGGAGTTTTATCTGCCAAAGGTATAAAGATTGTAAACAATAACAATGCTGTTGAAGATCGAGACAAATCGCAAGATTGGTGGATGTCGGGCGGATGTAGATTTGATTACCCAGTGCCTCTTACAATTGATACAAAATCAACAGGTATATTAATCACTCAGCAAGGTAATTTTAAACAGCCAGCATTGAGATTTGACAGCTATGATAATAATCCTTATAAAGCAGGTTGGACGGCGTTTAACAGATTTAGAGGAACCCCAGAAAATCCGTTACCATTGCAAGATGGCGATTTTATATATGCGTTTGATTGGTTAGGTAAAGCCGGTGACGATCCATGGGAATGGGGCATGGCTCAGACAGCTACAGTTGACGGTAATCCGACTGAGGAATTCCTACCAACTGCAATGAATTGGGTGACACGTACTACCCCGGGTGCTATGCCAGAGGTAAGAGTTAAGATTTCCAATAGCGGAAAACTGTATGCTTACTATGGTGCTAAGATTTCATCGACTCTAGAATTAGAGTTAGAAGAAGTAGGCAAAGAAAATGTAAATTTTGACGATGTCAAATATATCAAAGTTACAATTAACGGACAAACTAGAGCTATACCTTCTTATTCAATCTCAGGATGAATTCCTACTTCTTGAATTAAAATAGTTTTGTCACCCCATTGCCAAGTAGTTGCATCGTAATGGGTAGGTGACCCTGTAGATTGTGCTTCAGAAAATACATATAGGCTAGTAACAAGCTCTATGTATTTTTTATTGTGTTTGTAGTGTGCTATTACAGAGTTACATTCTTTAAATTTAGACATTGCGTCCTCGCATAACTTTTTAGATTTTCTATTTCTTTATAAATCAAATCAACAGTATCCGGATGTGAATCAGCTCTGCCTTGATATGCTGATATTATTCCTTTTGCTCTTCTAAACCCGTCAATGTTACTACTAATGATATCTGCTATATCTTCAACCGTTAGCTCTTTGTTGCTAGAAAAGAATACAGTATCTTTAAAATAAAACATATTATCAAAGTAATGGCTAGTCATAGTCCGAGCCGGGCTAAAAAATGGTATATTGTGTTGTATACATTTCTTAGTTAATTCTATATAATTATCAATTATAACAGTAATATAGTTACGGAATTCCTCTATAACATTACTGCTGTTATACATTATGTTCAATAACACATAGGGTGGTGGATATCCTAAGTCCCCAGTGGGGCTGGTAAATTTTGTATACAACAAATCATTCTCAACAGACATTATTTCTAAAATAGGAAGTTCTAGACCTAATGTTTTGTAATTTATTAACGATTGATATTTTTCTTCAGTGTATGATTGTAAACAATGCATGTCCCCATTACTGCATAATCTATGTACATAACGATAGCTAATAGTTGTAATGTCTTCGTCTATTTCCCAAGTACAGAAATCAGGAGAATTTTTATATTTTTCTAGTACACTATCGGAATCTCTCGGTTGATGGTTTATAAAATTGTCAAACGTATTGGTCCAACTTTCAAATGTTGCACATTTATTTTCGAGTATAAGTTTTAAATTAGTAATCATAATTTAAAATAACTCACTTCTAAAAAATGATATTCAGGTTCATTTAGCAATTTCATTAAGAACTTTGCCCAGTTATCGTAACTAGGGTCATGTTCTCTTAGGCCTGCTCTAACGATAGTCATAGGTGGGAACTGATTTATTTTAAGTAATTCCCAGAACGTTGATTCTAAGTTTCTTTTATTTTGATAATACTCTTTATTCTCAGCAGGGTCAGATGCGCTGATTGCACTGATGTTGATAATCCGTTTGTATTCACAGCCCTGCCATAAATTCCAAACATTCCGTAGTAGTGCATCTTGACCTATTTGACAACAATTGATAAACACATCGCATTGATCAATTGTGGAAATAATATCTTTGTAGTTTTCATTGTTGTTTAAATCAAACCCAGTAGATCTTGATATGCCGACTATACTATGTCCAGCATCGGTAAACACTTTAGATAACGCAGAACCTACCTCTCCGGTATGCCCTGTTATAGCAACTTTTAAATTATTAACGATCATATGGTATAGGTTTCTGGCTTATTTGCAAAACAATTCTGGGGGTCGAGCTTAAATTTATACTACCATGCAAATCGTTATCTTTGAAATATTTAAACATGTCACCGGCCTTGTAATCTTTTATAAAATTACCTTCATGAATAAAAATGTGACCTTGTTGATAGTCTATAAGCGGCATCCATATTCTATTATTTTCTTGGTAGAATAATGCAGTATCTCTATGTATCGGCATATACTGCCCTGGCAGTTGTTTTATGATCCACCAGTCACCTGCAAATAGATGTTGAACTTCTTTGAAATCTAGTACAAACGGTATATTCTCTTCAGTGAACATCTCAGCCATGATGAGACTTTCCCCATACGGTCCAGTCACAAACAAATCTCGTTCATCTTGTGTAGATGTCAACAATTGATCAAAATCAATTTCTTCTTTAACCTCGTCTACTTTATGATCTTTCCAAGGGCTGATAGGGATACCTTTTGTTGATAACAATAACTCTATCCATTCTGGATTGATTAAGTGTTTATAATTTCCGCAGTATTTCATATATGCTTTCCGCAAATCGTTGATGCACTTGCTCATTAGGGTGACCCCATGCCAAGTAATCATCTTTTCCTGCGAACGAATCCATATCATTACTTTGAAGATATTGTATGCTATCTTTTATGTTTTTAAATAGTTCAACATTATATGATTGCACATTTAAATTTATATCGCACGACATAGCATTTACAATGGCAGCACCCAGAGATGCTAACGACCTTAACGATTTAAGATAATCCCAAACAATTCGATCATCAGTAAACCAGTTGAGTAACTCTTTATCTGCATTTTTGCTTATAACAACATCGATGTTGCCGACACTATCAACACCTATTAGCGATTCTTCAGACGCCCAATGTAATGATGGTAATTGAAACGACATAGGACCAGTGTCCTTAAAGAATATATTCCTATCAGGATTAGTGGCACCTACAAATATTACATCTCCGAGTTGGAAGAATTTTTCTAATTTCTTCTGTTCTACTTGCCATAGTATTTTATCCATACTGTTGCCAGCTTCTGCAAAGTTGACATAGTCAATATTCAATAATGCGGCAAGTTTTGCCGGCCATGCTAATTTCAATTGATCAGATCGTATGGTTTTCAAAGTTTCTTGTGCAACAGGATCCTTTGATAGTTTTTGAAAAAATAATCGGGGATTGTGTGATGTACTTTTTCTATATTCGTCGAGGTCTCCAAGTTGATGGTATAACAACTCTTCTCCGGCAGTGTAACTGCATCCAAACGCTACTATTCTTTTAATGTTGCTCATCGTAGATAGTAATCTGAAATGATATTCTTGGTGTTAAGCCAATGTTAGCGGCGCCGTGTGTTCCGAATGGATTAGTAAAGATGTAAGTATCAGCAGCCTTATACGGTGCAATCATTTGATTTTCGTAAATTAAAATATGGCCGTCCTGCCAGTCAAGCCAACTCATCCAGTAACGTTTACAATTTTTTTCAAACTTAGTTACTCGGTCACTATGCACTGGTAGTAAGTTTCCTGGTTTGTATTTAAATAAATTCCAATAATATCCTTGCCCTTCTTTTAAATTTATAAAAGGGGGCAAGGGCACTTCAAACGGAAAATTATCTTCCTCAAACAAATAGTAAAGTAGAGAATTGTGTTTGAATCCTACTTCTTCATACTTCTTTTGAAACTCACAAAACTCTGCGCGATCACCTCGCTCGATGGCTTCAAGTATTCCGTTCTGTTCAAACTCCCATTTAGGCATTTCATAGCCATCATTATTTAGAACATATTCAACCCACTCTGGCTTCAACCATTCTTTGTAGTTTCCTATAAATTCCATTTTTATTCCTCGTAAAGGGTTACTTGCAAAACTAATCTAGGAACTAGTCCTATGTTTGCCGCACCATGTAATGCTTGTGCAGACGAATACTTGTAAACGTCACCTGCTTTATAGTTAGTCACAACATCGTCCTCGTACATAAAAATATGTCCTTGTTCCCAATCTTGTAATGGAATCCAAAAACGATCTACATTTTTTTCTTGTTTAGTATGCGGGTCAATGTGCATGGGCATAAAATCCCCTGGCATCATTTTTGTAATCCACCAGTGCCTTGCTCTTCCGCAAGTATGAAACTCGGGTATTTCTGTAGTTAGATTAGATTGATTAAACATTTGGAAATACACAGCATCGGGACTGTACCCAGCATCAATAGCTTTCTGCCATTCTGCATTGCCTTCTGCTCCGTCAGGTTTACCTCCCTCTTTAGGTCTTAAGATTCCAGTCTTACCTAACACTTCTTTTAATAAAGGTTCCACCCAACTTGTATCTATCAAGTCTTTTAAATTTCCCACATACTCCATGATCATTCCTTGTAAGTTGTTACTTGCATAATTAACCTAATATCTGCTCCAATATTAATTGCGCTGTGTAATGCTCGAGGGTCGTCATACAAAAACACATCACCTGCTTTATAGTTATGTACATAAAGGTCTTCGTACATAAAAATATGTCCTTCCTTCCAATCTAGCATTGGAACCCAAAATCTTTTTGAGTTAGGATCTTGATGTTTTAGTATATCTCTGTGTACTGGAATAAATTCTCCAGTGTGCATTTTTATTACTTCCCAACAGAATGTTTCACTGGGCGCAATCCATGGTGGTTGATCAACTTCGAAGCTAAACAAACTGCTTTCAAGCAAATGAAAAAACACTCCATCAGTACCGTACACATCATATATCTCACGTTCTGAAGGATCCATTGCTTCTCGCAATCCTGCTTGTTCTTCAAGCGTAAGTTTATTATCTTTAAAAAAATCGTGTGGGACTTTATAGCCATCTAATGCAAGGGCTTCCTCAACCCACTTAGGCTTAATCCAATCTTTATAATTAGCTAGAAGTTTCATTTATATTTCTCGATGGTTTGTAGTCAGTTATTTGTAACACAACTCTCGGTGTATGACCTATGTTGCATGCTCCATGCCATTCGCCAGCATAGTCAAATTCATATACATCACCTTGTTTGTAGTCAGTTATAACTTTATCACCTATGGTAAAAATATGCCCGGGCTGGTAATCGGTCCACGGCATCCAGTACTTGTGTATCTCTATTTCCGGCTTAGCTCTATCAACGTGGACTGGCATACGTTGTCCAGGATTCATTTTACTAAACCACCATGTTATGTGTTTGTCTTTATAATCTAAGAATGGTGGTGGATCTTTTAGTATATCAAAACTAACATCAAATTTTTCTAGCAATCTAAAATACACACCCCATATGTCGTATCCTGAATTTCTATACATGTTATATTCATCATCGACTGGAAAGTCTGGATCTAAATATGCAACGTGTGTTCTAGCATGTTTTACAACAGGATCAATTTCATCCATCTCTGACAGTTCTTTGACAAATTGCAAGTATTCTTCTTTAGTGTGTACTCGAGTTACATCTCCGCCTAGGTAGTCAAATAGTATTGGATTAAATCTTGCTTCATTTCTAAGACCGTGTTTAGGCATATCAAACCCCGGTTTGGACATGACTTCCTCAATCCACTCGGGTTTGATCCAGTCTTTAAAATTTCCAATGTATTTTATCATGCTATCCAACGTTTACCAAAACTTTCATCTTCTATATCATTACGTATTTGATTTTCATTTCCTAATTCAGAATATGTCTTGTACAGTTTTGTTTTTAATTTTTTAAAATCTGGAACAGAGTTGTTTACCAGCGCATCATAATACATTTCTGCAAGTATGTAATGATTGACCTCGCTAAGGTGATTGTTCCTTGGATCACCTCCTACACGCAACATCCAGTCTATGCTTTCATCTCTTGATTTATCAAATTCGTCAAGGCTAGCATCTAATAAGAATCCTTGGCTTAATGTCCAGTCTTCCGGCACTTCTAACGGGCCAATATCCCATCCTCTAGATAATACAGGCTTAGTAATTAAATGAGAGGTGTAGTGTGCCATCCCCCATATCCAGAGCTGTATTTGTTGTTGCAATATTTCTTCATCGTGAATATTTGTCACATGAAAGGCATACCCGTCTTTTTCTCTTTTGCTCAAGGAGTTCCAATAAGGACAATCTTTCCAAAACTCTGTCATTCCTGGTTTATTTTTATTAAGGAACGCTCTAACTAGCGTCGACGTTTGAAAGATAACATAATCATCTTTTTTAAATTGATCTTTCATTAAAAATGATTGATACATTAACCATCCAATAGAGCTACCACCTTCGGCTATGATTTTAACTTGTGCGTTTAATTTGTTGGAAAGAAGATTAGACCAAGCAACATGTTCGTCAGGGTCTCTACTAGTGCTAAAAGAATCTCCAAATATCCAAAGTGTTTTCATTTTATTTCTACGTCGGGTGTAAACCTTACAGCAAGTACTACCCTTGTGCTATCGCTATAGTTGTGTACTACGTGTGGGATATTTATTTGGACAATCGTTGGTCCTTTAATGAGTCTGGAATCTTTAAGATTTTTGGCACCAATCCATTTTGGCCTAATAACCTGCATTTCATCTGCTTTTAACGGTGAAGTTAAATCAGGGGGGTCTGTTCTTTCTTGATGTTCATAGTCACCATCATACCAGAGCATTTCAAAATTGTCGTAATTTTTAATTGGTATGTTTAATGACCATTTTGACGAACCTAGTCGAGGAGGGTAAAAACCATCTATATGCTCTTTGAGAGTATTGTTAGCACATAGGCCGCCAAGCGCGGCAAATTTTATTTTATGTTCTTTACCTGTGTAGTTACAGATATCTTCTAGTATGTTGTCTTCTAACCAGTCAAGTTCCTCATTACCTTGTTGAAAAATAATGAGCTCTTGACCGGTTATGTCGTCTGCAATGTATGACGAGTATCTTTGTTTTATCTTATCCCAGTTTTTTAAATTTAGAGAGTGATAAGACTTATTTGTACTCAACAACCGGAACCTCTTGCCTTGGGTTTGTTGGGAACACTATATCGTGGTCAGTTTGATGTAAGCGACGATTTACTTCGGGATCTTTAAATCCTACACCCATAATAAGTAATGGTTCACCTTCTAAGTTTAATGCTTCTTTTAATTCAGAATGTTTAAAGCTAATACAGCATCCTGTTTTATATCCCAATAAACTAGAAACTAAATTAAGGTATCCAGATGCGATTCCTAGTGCTGTTACTGTATCAAAGTCTTCTCCGCCATGTTCTACTGTTCTGCCATACGATGTATTAAAGATTCTTTTTTCTTTAAAATATTCTTCTGGGTTGAAATATTTTTCAAACACTACTACTAAATTAGCAAGTGTCTGTGGTTGGGTAGTATCTCCCATTTCGTAAAGATGATCATCTTCTCTAGGATGTGGATCAACCATTTTGCCCTTCTCGGTATTTTTGTAAGGAGCACCGTGTGTACAAGCGTGAACTTTCTCAATAGTTTCACGATCCTGAATCCAGTGTACTCTATAAAATGCTACATTCTGCAAACTTGGGGCTTGTGTAACTGAGGTCTTTAGTAACTCTAAATGTTCTTCGGGAATTTCTTTAGTTAAATCCCAATTACGCTGGCAATGCTGGCTTTTTATAATAGCTTTTTTAATATCTGTTTCAGTAAATGTTGTCATGTTCAACTCCTATCATGGTATTTATCAAAGTTTTTCTTGTAATTATTTGCTACTAGACTGCAAAAATCAGCTAGCCTACTACCGTATTTTCCATGCCCTATAACGTGTATACGTTGCTGATTGCTAAAATTTATCACGCTATGACGATTTCTAATATTAACAATAAACGCTTTCCCTTCTGCCCAAGGAACAGTTCCAAATCCTTCCAAAACCATGTGACAATTACTAGGGTGAATAACTGCTATGTTTAAGGGTGCGCCGTGCTCTAGTGCATCAACGTTGCCTGGGTTGTCACTGTGTGGCGCAATATATCCTCTAGGCTCTAACTCCATAAAGCGTATTCTACGATATTGCTCTACTGGAAAGTTGCGCCAGAAATTTGCAATAGTTGGCACTTTGTCTGCTAGTTCTGTCCAGTGATAATTTACTTGCGATTCATCAGTATAACCGTATGTATCGTAGCTACCTGTTTTATCTACATCTATCCCGTGTATGCAACAGCTATTCCATCCGGGGTGATCTAGACCTCGATGATCTACAAAATAGTCATTGGCTACTCGACAGTCTGCTTTCCAGGCCGGTAAGTCTAAATTTAAATCTAGTTCAATCCATCCTATTTTAGGATTGTGCATAGCCCAATAGGCTATTTCGTAATCAGTTGTAAGATTATATGGAATAGGCGGCAACTCCCAAATGAGATTTTTGTTGCGGTTATAAAAGTCTAATGTTTCTTGATCAATCATATGTATGCCACGGTGGAGTGTTGTCAAATCCTGTACTAGCTGTAACTGACTGATAGATAACAGCATCAGGTAAAACTTGTTTAATATTATCTATTAATTGTTTTTCTCGAATGGTCCTATAACCTAAACTATTAAAAAAAGCAGTGCCTTCGTATGCAAATACATTTGTCAAATTAATAAATGTTTCTTTGATGCTAGTATCGAGATATCTAGACAGCACTAGCTCATCGTGTAACAGATTTATTTTAGCAAATGAATATGTAACGTTATCTAACTGCGGAGCATGCGATTTCCAGTATTCTAATGCTTTGTCGCTGTAGTCATAAAATACTACACTAACAGGTTCTGTCTTATGAATTATTTCTGTCCATGCTGTGCCACTTGCGGGAGTAAACACTTGCAAAATATTTGTCAACTTGGGCAAAGCAGTATCTGTGCTTTCAGTGTGTATAAATTCATTTTGACAAAAGTCTTGTCGCTTATATGCCCAGGGCAAATGTTTGTAAAACTCTTGTAAATTTTCTGGATAAAAATGTTTCTTAGAATTTCTAATAGGCGTATCAAATACTATTACAGGCAAGTTGTTTTCAAATGCTGTTCGTAATATGTTCCAGCCATGACAGCAATGCTGATACAATTTTTCTTTAGTACCAGGTTTGACCCAGAATGGAGTGTGTGCATCATGGAATGTTTCTTGACTACGCAACGGTTCGAATTCAGTATGTTGTCTACCGGGCTCAAATTTACCAATAGTAGGATATCCCAATGTTGCATACATTTTTAAATTGATTGCGTAGCACTGGTGATGCAGTTCGTAATAGGCATCGGCTCTGTCTAGTACATGGCCTGCAATGAAAAAGTCAGCCA